TTGACACTGGTCGGCCTCTGCCCCGGCAGAGCCAGCGACGACGCAGGCGGCTTTACATAGTCTGCGCCTATCCCCTCGGCACTCAGGATAGCCTCGATGTCTTCCACCGCGAACACAGCGCCCTCGGCCATGCCACGCACCCGGGTGGCAGCGCGTACGGCTTTGCCGTTCTTCACGCCGGTATTGGTCGTCTCGGGCACGCGCAGCACTCGGGAAGCATCGCCCGTGACCGCGTTGTCGATCTTCAGGTCGTGCTTGCGGCACAACTCCTTGAAGCGCCGTGCCAGCGGGTACCACTCGTCCTTGAACAGCATGCGGTCCAGCGGCCAGTATGCGTGGATGCCGCCGCCTGAATGGACGATCCATGGGTCGCCCAAGCCTGCCAGCCCGGTGTCCTCGCAGAACTTCTGGAGCGCCTGCGCCGCTGCCTTGGCGCTGGGGTATGCCTTGGGCTTGACGACGCCATCCTCATCCGGGATGTCCTTCGGATGGTTGCAGTCAAGGTCCACCGCCAGTACCTGACTGGCGTGCATGTTGTCCTTGGTCCGGTCGGCGTCGGTGCCGAAGGTGCCAAGCGCAAAGTAGGTGTCGTATCCAGCCTGCGCCCACCGCTCAACGGTGGGCATGATCTCCTCAAGCGTCTCGCCAAAGACGTGTTCTTTTTTCTTTGTCAGTTCTACCGCGCAGTAATACCCATTACCCGGCGACGGCAAAACCGCCGCTAGTAAATCAAGCGGGGCCATGGAGGTCCTCGGGTTGGGTGTTACAGGGGGAGGCTTTGTTGGCGCGGGTCAGTCTCGCTGGCGGTCTCGCGTTCCTTGTCTTGCGTGTACCAGTTCAGGCGGCGCAGCAGTTCTACTGCGAAGTCGTTGGGCAGTCCGCCCCTGTCAACGTAGTCAGCCCCCACCCGGATCAGTTCCGAGTTGGTCAGGCTTCGAGGCTTAATTCCTTGCATACCGTTCTCCATGCGTCTTCTGCGTTATGTGCTGATTGCAAAATCTTGAGCAGCCACTCGGCGCGGTCTTTGTACGCCGGGAAGATTTCTTTGCCCAAGAACCAGTTGTACACCGTCTGGCGGGTCACCCCGAGAGCCTTGGCTATGCGTACAACAGAGAAGTCGTGGTAGATAGCCCAACGCCCAAGCTGATTGCCGAGCGACTTGGGCGTCTCCGCCACTTGGTCGATGATTTTTTGTGAGTAGGGCATTGTTATTTCGACATTGCGCGCATCACCCGGTCAAGGGTGCCCGAAGCCTCCAATGCGGCCAGTCGTTCAAGACTGTCCACCAACGATTGCGCTTGTTTAACTTTCTCAACAAAGTCGGCGTTGTGGGCAATTTTGTTGAACTTATCAATGGCAAGCCCGAGCTTTTCAGTCCCGTCTCGTAGTTTGCCGTTGATGTCTTGCATCTGCTTATGGGCTTCGCGTGCTTGGTCAACCATTGCAGCAGTTGACTTCAACAGCGCATCGCTCATGGCTTCCGCTGCATTTTTTGTCTGCTCCAGCGTGTGCATGAATTTTCCTAAAGGTTCGTTTGGGCCGGTGTAAAGAGTAGCGTCGCGCGCAAACTCCCTGACCTTTGCCATTGTGTATATACCGCCCTGTGCCGATGTGAAGCCGTGCTGACGAAGCTGCCGCAAAGCTCCCGCAGTCATGCCGCGTATTTTTGACGGGTAAATAATTGCCATGGTCAAAAAGGGGCGGCATGCGCCGCCCCTGTTGATTACTCGTCGTCCCAGTCGGACACGATGTCAGCCAGCTTGGACTTCTTGGCAGGCACGCCCGTGGGTTTGGCGCTGTCCTTGCGAACCTCTGGCTCATCGTCGGCTTCTGCGACGGGCTTGGTCTTGGGTGCCTTGGCAATCTTGGCGCGCTCCGCAGCGATGGCTGCGTCCTCATCTTCGCCTGCCATCTCGCCGACGGTCTTGTTCGGCGTTGCAGGCGGCTTGCCCGGAATTGCCATCGGCTTGACGCCATCGGCCTGCGATACCGTCATGGTGACGGCGCGCTTGGCATCCTCGGTCTCGCTTTGCTTGACCACGGTGGGATACTCGTCCTCGGTCAGCCAACGCACAGGCTGGAAGAACAGCTTGGGCGACTCAGCCTTCGTGTCGAACTTCATGCGCGTGACGATCTGCTCGGGGTTAACCGGCGGGTTCTGCGCAGCCAAGAAGCGAGCGTAGGCTTGCAGCGGACGCTTGTCGCCGTCTTCCTTGCCGAAGATGGACGTTGCAGGCAGCGTCAGTTGCAGCACGTCGCCACTCGGGTTGTTCTCCAGCACCACAGCAAGGCGCTGTTGGAAGCGGCAGGCGCGGCTGTTGCCGTTGCCCGACCCGGCTTCGTTCTGGGGGCAGCCCATGCAGGTCTTGTTCTGCGGTGCTTTGACGGAAGCATCGGGCTTCTCGCCGTCGTTGCTCCAGCAGTCAGGCGGGGCGATCTTGTCACCGTCGTACGCAGCAGCGTAGAAGATGCGGCTGACCTTGGGGGCAGCACGCACGATGATCACGTCAAGGTGACGGTCCTCAATGCTTGCGATCTCCTTGCCACCAGCGACCAGACGGAACACGCCGCCCTTGATGCTGATGCGCTTAACGGAAGACCCGCTGCCGCCACCCGTGAGGGCTTTGGCGGTGTCAGACAACTCGTTGTTACGAGCGAATGCGGGGACGTTGTTGGCGTTAAAAAGCGTGATATTGCTCATGATGCGTTATTTCCTTGCTTTGGTTACACGAATGTCGAACTCACTGACGGAGTTCAAGCCCGGGGGAACAACACCCGGGTTCTCTTCCAGAAACGTGGCCATGTTGGTCTGCGCGATGCGCTTCTCCAGCAGGTCAACGACTTGGTGCTCAAGCACAAACGACTTGAACGAGTCCCAGTCCTGCGTGGTGTAGCGCGTCTTGTGAACCAACGACACGGTTCCGTGGGAGGTCTGGACCGACTTCAACCCGAGGGCTTTCATCTGGTCCTTGATTGCCATGCGCACCTCGGTGCGCTGTTCTTCAAGCTCAGCAAGCTGCTTGTCCAGCATCTCCTGCTTGGCTTTGATCTTGGCGTGAATCGCCACGAGTTTGTCGAGCGGTACAGCATCGGCAGATGGCGCCGCCTCGACATCCTCAATGTCTTCGGTCATTGCTTTCTCCTGTTGTTGTGTCTAGGGTTTGACAGTATAGCGGTATTTTCTGGGCGTGCAACTCCTTTCTCAAGAACCGACCTCAAGGGCGAACATCTCGGTCAGCAGGTTGTTGTCGCTGACCTTGGCGGTCAGGGCTTTGAACATCTTCTTCTCCACAGGTGACCCCTCGATGTGGATAACTGTCACCTTGTCAGAGGTCTGACCCTTGCGGTCAGCACGCGCAATGCACTGGATGTACTGCTCGACGCTCATCAACGGGCCGTAGAACACCACCGTGTCGGCAGCAGTCAGGGTAATCCCGTGTGCCGTTGCCTGCGGCTGCATGATAAGCACGCGTGGGTCGGGGTCGGTCTGGAACTTGTGGATGATGTTTGCGCGCTTGCCTGCACTCACGCCGCCATGGATCACGTCGTTGGTGATGTGCTTGGCAGTCAGGTGCGTCTGGATGGTGTCGATGGTGTTGCGGAACATGGCGAACACAATGACCTTGCGGCTGGTCTCCTCCAGTATTTCCTCGAGCACGCCCAAGCGTGGGGCAGCGTCGAACTCCACCGTCTCACGCTCGTCGGTGTACGCAGCACCGCAAGAGATTTGCAGCAGCTTGCTCAGGCTGGCAGCGGCATTGACCGCAGTGATGGTCTCCCCTGCTGCCTGCACCAGCATCTGTTCCTTGAGCAGGCTGTAGTACTTGGCTTGCTGCGGCGTCAGCGGCACCTCACGCGTGAGCGTCATCACAGGCGGCAAATCAAGGCATTCTTCCTTGGTGAAGCGGATCGCAGGTTGCAGCGCGTTGAACACCTTCTCCTTGGAGTCAGGCCGGGGCACCCACTTGTACATGCTGATCTTGTTCATGACTGCATCGCGCCAGCCGGTGTAGAACATCGGCACCCCCTCGGGGTTGACCAGCTTGGCAAGGCCGTACGCATCGGCAGGCGACTGCGACGCAGGCGTGCCCGTCATCATCCACAGGTGAGTGTGCGGCCCGATGATGGACTTGAGCGTCTTCCACCGCTTGGTGGTGCTGGTCTTGTAGGCGTTGGCTTCATCGACGATCACAAGGTCGAACCTGCCATCGGCTTTGATCTCGTCTGCAATCAGGTTCAGTCCGTCGTAGTTGCAGATCACAAACTCGTAGTCCTGCTGGATCATCTCGATGCGACGGGATGCTTTGGGATGGTGCGCAATGATGGCGCTGCGGTGGATGATGCTGCTGTTCAAGTCACTCATCCACGCTGACTGCATGATCGACAGTGGGCACAGTATGAGCACACGGCGCACGAAGCCTAGCGCCATCAGGTAGTCAGCCGCCCACAGCGCAGCCAGCGTCTTGCCGGTGCCGGGGTCATTGAAGCAAAACGCCCGCTTATGCAGCGTGAGGAACGATGCGGTCTCCACCTGATGTGCCATGGGCTTGTACCGCCCGGGCCACTTGTAGCGGCGCGTGATCGGAGAGGGGATGTCTTTGACGCCTAAGTTCTTGAGGACTCGTACTTCATCAAGTCCCCAGTACACCGCTACCTTGTATGTGTCTCCTTCTTGTTCGATGATCTTGTGCTTCGGGATCAGGCTGTACTTCTCGGGGTTGCGCGTCTTGAGGACGACAGCCTTGTCG